CAGAAAGCGGGCCAGCACTACGTTGACTCGCACGTCCTGCTCACAGTAGGACAGCATCTCTTCCGAGAAGGTAGACCAGTCTGAGTTCTTACCGTAGTCACCTTTCAGCTCACCGAGGCGATAGCCCCAGGCTTCGAGAGAGTAGCGGTTGATGTATTCTGTGGGAAAGCCCTCAGCTCTAACTCGACGGAAATCTGCATTGCGCAGCGTCGGCAGGAACATTGTCCTGCTAACGAACAGCGTATCAATGAGAACTTCGGGAAGTTGGATGCTGGGGTACAGCTTCTCCAGAACAGGGTAGTCATACGTTGCGATGTTGTGTCCAATGAGACACGTCGCAGACTCCAGCTCCTCGATCCCCGCTTCGAGGTCTTTGGGACGGAACGATTTCATTTCGTCGGTGTCGAGATCGTAGGTGACAATGCAGTGGCCCTGCGTCACCTCGTTGTAGAGACCGTCCGTCTCTATGTCAAACACCAGATTTTTAGAAGGCTGCATCTTCGTCGAAGTTGTCCTCCAGCTCGGGCGCTTCTGCTTTGATGATACGCCCCGTCTCCGGAATGTACTCTAGATATCCAGAGATGCCCGTGATCCCTGCGAACCTGTTCTTCAGCATGCGAACAGTCAAGTGGTTCCTGCGCTGTTCAGCTTGTTGGTTACGCTCCAGTCCAACTACCGCATCACTCATCTGAGCAATCGCGGCGCTGCCCCGCAGCTGTGCGAGGTTGGTAAGCCCACCCTCCTCATGGGGTGTGCCCATGGGTCTCTTGAGGTGAGACACCAGCAAGAAGATGACATCCAGCTCTTGAGCTAGAGTCCGAAGGTTGGTCATGGTGTTGTCGATCAGACGACGCTCGTCGCCTTCCGATTCACCAGACACCATGATAGAGATGTGATCCAAGAGGACCACCTGCACTCCACAGTGCTTGACCATGGCTCGAATCTTGTTGGCTAGATGGTCTCCGTCGATGCTGCCCCAGTGGTCGTAGAGGTAGGTCCGTCCGTTTCCGATGGTTGCATCGTATGCTTCACGAAACTGTGCATCAGTGACATCATCTCTGCCTCCAGGGAGGTGGAGAGGTCTTCCGACATGGAGTCCCATAAGCCCGAGACTAGAGTTACGAACAGACTCTTCGAGAGCGACGAGTCCGACGACTGCTCCTTGCTGCTGCAGGCTGTAGAGAATTTCTCGGCAAACTGCTGATTTTCCAATGCCAGATCCAGCACAGAATGTGACCAGCTCTGCAGGTCTGAGGCCGAACAGTGGAGCATCCAGCACATCCCAAGGGTATCGTAGCTCAGCGTGTGGTGTTTCATTGGAGACCACGTCCCAGAGATCAGCTCCTGAAACCACCCCATCAGGGCGCACCTCAGCGGCGTTCCACATTGCGGACAGAACTTCATCTCCCCGTCCAGCCACGTGAAGTTCGTTTGGATCTTTTCCGGGAAGTGAGGCGACCCGGCACTTACCCGGTCTGAATAATTCCGCGCACTCATGTGCGGCGCTCCTTCCTGGCTCGTCGTTGTCGAACATTAGTACGACTTCTTCGAAGCCTTCGAGCCACTCTAGCTCTGCACCAATGTCACGTTTGGCGCCTCCAGCCCCGTTGGGCACAGAGACGACAGGCCATTTGTTACCTTGGATTTGAGACACGGTCATGGCATCGATCTCACCCTCGGTGATGATGATACGCTTCCCGGGTTTCCATAGGTGCTGCCCGAAGAGCCTGACCTGCTTAGGATCTCCAACCCACCTGAAGTTCTTGTCTTTGTCGCGGATCTTTTGGGCTACTGGAGCGCCCTTCTCTCCGTAGTAGGTGGCAGCATGGAGGGTATCACCCTTGCTGCCTTTCACTACACGGTAGTCGAACTTCGTACAGGTATCCTCAGAAAGCTTGCGGCTCCTAAGGAACCGGTGCTCCCCTTCGAGAAGTCTGGGTGTGGGTTTCGACTGTGTCACGGGCGTTTCTCCGTCGGGCATCTTGTAGTATCCGCAGCCGGGCGAGAAGCACTTCTCGTATCCATCTTCATACAGCCCCACGTTGTCGCGGGAATTGCATTCAGGACACTCGATGTGCTCCACGCACGACCCGTGGGTGTCACTCAGAGAGCCACTTCTCCACGTGCGAAGCGAGCAGGTTTGCACTCTTGAACGCAAGCTCCCGATCTGTCTCGATAGCGAATCGAATCTTTCGCTGTTGGGAAATGAGAATCAGAGCGATGATCTTGTGGACTGCGCGTGCGCCATGTCGGCTGCCGCCGAAGAGCTTTCGCAAGTTCATGCTGCCACCGCAGAGTCACTGTGGATGACCTTCGGTTCCTGGCGAACGTGCGCCTTGAGGAAGTACTCCTTGTAGGTCGTGCCATTAATCGCGCGGCGTCGGCGGTCACCGATGAGGTAACCCCGCTCCTTCAGATCAAAGATCCGTGCGGCGAGACGGGCACAGCTGAACTCGCTTTGGGCGATCAGTGGAGTGATACGACCCTTGGTTCTCATGTAGTTGAGAATCTTGGTGGTCTGGTTCATGCTGTTCTCCAGCTGGTGAGGAACTCCTGCACATCAAAACACGGGCAGGCTTTCCTGTTGTTGTATTCAGTGTGGCCTATGATCTTGATGTCCGGCCACACAATTCGGCAGAAGCGAATCACATCTACCAAGGTGTGCATCTGTTGAAGTGTGAAGTTGTCTTCGGGTGCGGGAGGTGAGGAGCCGGATTCGATACCACCGACAAGACACACCCCGACGCTACTCTGGTTGATGCCTCTACAGTGGGCTCCGATCTCCATCATCTCCCGCCCGTATTCCAACGTCCCATCCCTACGGATGACACCATGGTATCCAGTAAGGCTGCCTCGGGGAGACTTGATTCCTCTCCGAATATGCCACTGGTGAATCTCTTCTGTTCCTATGTCCATCTTGGGTGGCGTAGCTGAACAGTGAATGACCAGACGTGTGGTCTTCTCTCTATCTCTATTCATCGAGCCACTCCTGTGGTACAACCCAACGAGTCCACTTGAACCCGTTCTTGTCACACCACTGAGCATAGGATGTCTTCGATCGCTTGGCAATCTTCTTGTTTGGGTTACTGAAGAGGAGTCGAATGTCGATCCCTGGGTTGCAGTCTCTGACTGCCTTCAGCTTCCTTCGGTCCTCAGGCTTGAACCACCCCTTACACTCCACGTAGATAACGGAACCTGATTTGGTGGCGAGTGTAATGTCTGGGGTGTATCTGGCCTTGATGGTGTAGTGAAGCTTCTCGTCTTCATACATCCAGTACACGCTGCGCTCCGTGAGGTTGTTCAGCGCGTCGGCCTCCAAGGTAGACCGCACAGTGATGGAGTTGCCTTCCGGCGTGTCCACCTGCTGGCGGTATCCCTTGGGAACCCGAGGAGTCCGATTAGAACTCGGCGTCGTCATGACCAGCAGCCGTGCTGCTGTTCTGCTCGGGAGCGAGGCCGTCTGCCGGCGCGTCATGCGTGCCAACAAAGCCATCCTCGTCACCCTCGAAACCAAAGGCGCTCGGGTTGGAGTTGCCTTCGGCCCCTACGAGGTCGAGAACCTGAACTGCATGCATATCCAGAGTGACACCACAGCCCATCTTGGGGATGTAGTAGTACCGTGGGCTATACGAAATGCGGAGGGTACTGCCTCCCCAAATCTCATCGAAGATGGGCTTGGGGGGCTGGCCCGCATCGAAGACAGGAAGCTTGCGCTCGAACGTCTCTCCGGTACGCGACTTGCCTACGGCATTGCGCTTGAACTTGAAGAGGGTGCGTCCCGTCTCCGTCTCCTCGCCTTCATCATCTGTGATGATCTCAGGCATGTACGGAAGGTTGGGCCCCAAGATCTGTTGCGACTTGGGGAGAGGCTTCTGATTCCTCTCCTTCTTCTCCTTCATGATCTCGTCGACAGCCTGCTCGACCCACTCATCAACAACGAGCTTGAACTCTTCGGCCTCTTCGCCTTCGAGAGCCAGCTTCACATTGAAGTTGGGCGTGGAGTTCTCCTGATACTGGTCGGGCTCATTGAGCTTCGGCCAAACAGCAGCTCCAGTAGGGCTGGTGAACTTTTCTTTACGTGCCATGGTTCTCCTTGGCGGGAACGTGCAAGTACATGTCGTCCCCCTTGTGGTACAGACCTATGGACTCCTCTCGGAATCCTGACAGTCTAATGGAATCGGGGTCCTCTGTGTGGAGGACGAAGGTTATGTATGCCCCGTTAGGCAGAGCAATTCTCAGTGCGTCTGAGTCAGGCTGAACAGCCACCTCTCCGACTCCCCATTTTTGGTAAGTGGCTCCGTGTTTCACACGAAGCTCCTTAGTACCCGCTTGTTCAGCGGGATCTTGTGTCGAGCACACTCACGAGCTTCGGGCACAAGCTCTCGGCTGCTGCAAATGCACGACGCATAGTGGACCTTACGTCCGGACCTTCGGTGCCTAGGCTGACGCTGGTCGCCGTTGGCGAACTTCTGTGTCAGCGCAAGGCGCACGGCTCGGTTGAAGTTAGGGTCCATTGTGGTTCCGATCATACTTCCACCCAATCCTTTCGTGATACCTCTCGCAGCTCTACTTCTGCTGTGATTTTCATAGTTCACCCCCCAGGAAATCCCGGATGGCAAGGATGTGAATCCGCTGGTGCGGCCGGCGCTCGGCCTCTTTGATGAGGTGCTCGGTGTACTCCAAGAGGTCCCGAGGGGACACCTTGAAGTGGTCACACATCAACAAGAACATGACAGAGATGGCCCCCACGATGGTGTGGTTTGGCTTGTCCTGTAGCTTGGACAGGAAATGGAACGCAGCTTCAGCGATGTCCTTGACCTTCGCGTTGGCTACCTGGGATAGGAGGTTTGCTCCTGTGACCTTACGTCTCCCAGAGAGATGTTGTTCGTGTAGTTCGGGCATGTTTCTCCTTACTATAGTGGCCTCTCAGGCGAAGAAGTACTCGGCATTGATGACCTCCTGTATGTCCAGCTCCCCATAGACGGGCAGAGGCTCAAGCTTTCGCTTGGCTCTATCACTCAGAAGGGGCAAGTGCTGATCCCCCAGAGCCTGGAGCTGATCGGTGGTGTAGATGTCCACGAAGGTTTCCCGGAGGGTCCTTGCGAGGTAGTCGGCGTCTGCTGCGTGGGTTCCGTAGCTGTCGTGGACCATGGCGAAGGACATGCTGGCAGGACACTTGTGTATGCTGAGCATGAGGTGCGCTGCGTCCATGCTGTGGACCCAGTTAGGTGACGACCCAGCACGCTGCTTGCGTGCGTTGAGGTTGTTGGTGGGGCTCTTGATGGACAGCCTGACGACTGTCCCTGCTATCTGTGTGCGGATGCGGTGGGTCTTCTCCTCCACGTACCGCTGGAACACAGGGAACCCCGAGGGTGTGTCCCACATCATGGGCAGCTTGTCTGCCGAAGAGGCAGCGCTGATCCCCTGGATGTAACGCATGGCAGCGAGGGCTCCAGGCACAGAGTCTTGGATGCTGTCCCAGATCTGTCTGTTGAGGAAGAGGATCATCCCGAAGGGGTCTTCGAAGATGGGGTCGCCGTGGTTGTCCTGGCGCTTGGCCATCTCCTCCATGAGCATGTTCTGCATGCCCCTCTGGGTGGCCCCGTAGGGCAATGTCATGCACTGCCGCTTCACCAGCTGACGGTTCACCTCACCAGAGGCTCTCCATTTTTCAGCTGCAAGTACCATCCCCGGGGGGACACTCACATCTTGGGTCACATCACCCAACTTCTGGGTGAGTCGTACGGCCACCTCGGAGTACAGGTCTTGAGGTGTTGCGGTGGGTGTGAGGTTCACGGCCCTGCCCCCAGCTTCGTCCCTGATGGCCGCTGAGAGGTGCTGCAGTCCGTTGCAGGTGCCGTCCATAGCTACCGGGAGGTTGGAGCGGTGACTCAATCCTTCGTCGAGGTAGCCCGCCCAGTCCAGGCAGAAGGCCAAGAAGCACCAAGGCTTATCCGCCTCAGTCCACGCCAGTTCAGTAAGGGGGTCTTCAGACACTCGGCGTATCCAGCTTTCAGCCCCGCGTACCCAGTCGACTCTTTCGTCGAGGGAGACTTTGTCGTTTCCCCAGACGTTGGCCCCGTGAATCGCAAGCCATCGAGCTGCGGACTCGGAGGCAAGCGGAAGAGAGTCAGCGAATGAGAGTAGCCCCTTCGCGAGGTCACCCCCTTGGGGTTGTAGGTACGCCGGTGCCGGGTACGCCCGTCCCCTCCAATCGAGTGTATGGGGGAACCAGATGGTGTTCTCTTTGAACTGCTCGGCAAGGGCCAGAGTGAAAGCTGCTTCGGCTGTGTGTGACTGCCTTCTCGCATTGCGGTCATGTACAAGCTTCGCTTCGTATTTCCATAGGGATCTGACGGTTGGGTCATCGTCGATATCCTCCGGTTTGGGTGGAAGGGGCCAGTCCTCCTGCATGGGGAGCCCGGCAATTTGAGAGCCGGCTTCCCAGAGAGTGCTGGCGACCTCCAGCACATCTCTGTTGATCTTCCAGGGTGTTCGCTGGAGCTTGTTGATCCCGTCGTACACCACGGGCATCTCGCGCCACATGAGCTGCTCCAGCCAGTCCTTATTGTTGGTCTTCACCAGGGTCAGGATCTGGGACCTGTAGCCGCCGTTGAAGGGGCTAGTCCAGGGCTTCGGAGGCTCGATCATTGGCATGAGCCAGGGCTGGAGGAGTTCCGAGTGTGCGTCTGCTGTCCGGAGGGCTTGGAGGGTTTCCTCGGATGCCCGGAGGTAGTAGGGGGTGTTCTTGCCGCCACCTGAAAGGTCTCGGTAGGCATGGACGATGCCGGTCGACTCGATCAACAGGTCCAAGAGCTTAGCACCTACGTGCATCTTGGTGATGACTGACCACGCATCCCACTGGATGTTCTCCGTGAGTGTCATGGCGTGTGTCATGATGCGGTGCTTGTATCTGTAGTCCCCTGACTTGGCTGCCTTCCGGGCAACCTGGGCGTATGCCTCGGGGTGCTGGTCTTCGAAGGCTGAGAACTTCAGCTCGTCTTCGATCCGTTGGCCGATCTTGATCTGGATGCCTTGCAGCTTCAGCCGCTGGCTGATGGTGTCTACCACTGTCTTGGTGGCGATGAAGGCCGCTACTTCAGGGGCCACCTGCTTTATGAGGGGCAATGCCAGCTGGCTTCTCCCCACGGGAGCAGCTTTGGCATGCTCTTCTTTGATGGCTGCTGTGAGATGATCCACTGTTCGTTTCATCAGGATTGCTCCCGCTCCGACAGTGCTCTCCCGACTCTTGGCCTTCGCCTGCGCTACCTTCTTTCGATAGCGATTGACGCCTTGTACTCTTTGCATTTCCTCAAGTTCTTCTTGGGTCTGCATCTTTCTACACCTCTCTATTCAACTTGTTAGGGTGTATTCCTATCGGGGAAGGGGCAAGGGCTTGACCTCTTGGTCCTTAAGGTAACTTCAGTTCACCTTTAGGTATAGCTTAGGGGTAGGCACCTCCTCTGGCTTCTATAGTGGCCCCTACCCAGGGGGCCCCGCTAGTGTAGAAGGCGGGTGCCCAGCTGGGTAGTCGGGAGATCGCTCAGCAGGGTTGGCCACCCCGTGCTACGGGCTGCGAGCTGTCCTGGCGAAATCCCTAGTGTCCTGAGGTGGTACCTCATGTCCTCGGGCACCTGCCCGTTTTCGAGCCTCAGTAGAGGCGTCGAGATTTTTGCGCATGAACTATCGGGTCCCTCCGGGGAATCGACGGTGCGCTGAAGTGGCGCCGCTGGCGGGGGAGGCAGGTCGTCGTCGTCGTGGCCGAGTTCTTTGTAGAGGAGAAAGCCTATGGCTAGGGCGGCGAAGGCCATCACTGATAGGTGAAGGATTTCAGGAAAAGACACGGACACTCCGAAGAAATGGTGTTGGCAGTGGGATTCGAACCCACATTCCCGAGGATGAAAGCCAAGGGGTCCTAGGCCAGTTAGACGATACCAACATGGGGTGGCCGATAGGAATTGAACCTATGCGCGGGGGATCACAGCCCCCTGCTCTATCCATCTGAGCTACGGCCGCCATAGATGATGGGGGGCGCCCCATGACAAATTGCCAAGGGCGCCCCCTGAGCCGTTTCAAGGCGCGGGCTAGGCCTCTTCACACGAGCCGGTGGCTGCGCTGTGCGTGTGGTGTTACTCGGCGACTACGACGTCGACGAGCACGCCGCCGAGAAGGTCCTTGATCTCTGCCATGGCCTTCTTGTCCTTGTCGCGGGAGGCCGTGAGATCGGCAAGGTTCTCCTTGTGCTCTTTGAGTCGGCGGTCGATGTCAAGCTGAGCACATTCGATGTCCTGTTTCCAGCACTCGATGTCGTCGTCTTGCTCGATCCTGTCGTCAGCGTCCTCGATGTCGACCGTGGAGCACAGGACGTCATCTTCGAGGCTGTAGTAGTGGTTGATGAGAGCCTGTCGGGTCGACTGGGTGCTCACTGCGTAGATGGTGATGTCCTTGGGCTTGCGAGCCATGGGGCTCCTTTGCTGTTTGTGGTGGTGTTGGAGACGGAGATCAGAGGAGCTTGGAGATCTCCGCAATGGCGGCGCGGTTGGCCTTGAGTTTTCGCCGGATGGCGGCGCCGAGAGTGGCGCGTTCTCCCTGGAGTGTTTGGGAGTTCATGCGGAGCTGCCGCATCTGGGTTTCGGCGGCCTCGATCTCGGCAGTAACCGAAGAGGTGGCGTTGGCGAGCGTCTGCTCTTGGTCA